ACCTCTATTGGTGGAGATTCTGCTACTGCGAACGTAAAACTTGCAGCGGGAGGAGCAATCTTCGAAGGATTGGCAACAAATGCCCACCAGACTATACTTTCTCCAATCGAACCAACACAAGATAATAACGTCTATATTCCAGATGACAGTGGAACATTAATTTTAGACTCTTGTGCTCAGACGTTGACCAACAAGACTATTCTTGTTCCGACACTAACAACACCTAAGATTAGAGATGCGAATGCGAGTCATACGTACAATGTACTAGTAGGTGACATTAGTGCGAACCGTAACATTTCACTACCCGCACTACAAAGTCATGATACATTTGTGTTTGCAAATGCAACTCAAACATTACTTAATAAGACTATTGGTGGGTTGACAGTTAATAACCCCACGTTTGGTGGTATTTCTGGTGGTTCAATCCTGTTCGATAGTGACGGTGATGAGTACTTAAAGTTTGTAAAGACTGCAAGTGCGATTAACTTCGTTACCGTCACAAACGCTGCGACAGGTGGTAACCCATCAATAGATGTAGACGGTGGTGACGCAAATATTAGTCTCGAACTTGCCGCAAAAGGTACTGGTGCAGTTGAAATCAAAAACAAACTTGTTCTAGAAAAAGGAACAGATGTTGGTTCTACTACTGCTATAGATATGAATGAACCATTAACAGTGTTTAACTCTGGTTCACAAATTCTTCCAACTATCGGAGATGGAACAATTCAAGGGGAAGTAAAATACTTCAGTAACGTTAGTACTGGTGAAGCAAGACTTACTGTAGGTGCTACTTCAAATATCTATGGTGTAAATGGTAATGGCCATATCTCTTTCGGACAAGGTGACGGATGTATACTAGTATGGAACTCAACTAAAAGCAAATGGTTTTTCGTGTCAAATAATGGCACAACAATAGGGTAATTGAAATGGCGATTATAACTCAAGATTTAAAGAAACAAGTATTAAAGGATATCAAAACAGATTTTGATGCCGCAGGAGAAAATTACTTTGCAGTAATAGGTCGTTCCGAAGATTGGAATGATTCTGACATAGCGCCAACTGCCATAAGTTCTGCAAGAGAAGAAAGAAACTTTCGTCTTGGAATACAATCCGCAAAAAACATTATTGATTTATCCTTTGTTGTTCCCAGATACAACTGGTCTTCTGGTGCAATCTATTCTTCATACGATGATGCACAAGTAGGTTATCCTGCTCAGTCATACTATGTTATGAATGACAATAACCAAGTATACATGTGTATTCAACAATCTAAAAATGCGGCAGGACAATCACAGGTATCTAGTGTCCAACCGACTGGTAATACAACAGGTACTCCATTTGATACCGCAGATGGTTACATTTGGAAATTCTTATATTCTATCAGTGCTTTAGACGCAAACAAATATATCTCTGCCAACTATTTACCAATTAAATTACAGGGTGCAACTGACTCAGACTCCCCTGCTGCTGATATCGAACAACTTGTAGTACAGAATGCCGCTATCATAGGACAAATTTCAGGTTATGCAATTGACTCAGGTGGTTCAGGATATTCGTCCACACCAACTGTCACCGTAATAGGTAATGGTACAAAAGCAAAAGCGAGTGCAACAATCTCTGGTGGACAAGTTGTAAAGGTAGAACTCATTGATAGTTCTGGTGATTACACACTTGGTAGTGGATATGATTATGCAGATGTTACTGTAACTGGTGGTGGTTCTCCAACAAAGCCAGCGGGAGTTAGAGCAATACTTTCACCTGTATTAGGACATGGAGGAGACGCAAGGGATGACCTTCGTGCTACCTCAATTATGTTTAACGCAAAACCATCTGGTGCAGAAGGAAATGACTTTATCATTGGTAATGACTTCCGTCAAGTTGGTTTAATTAGAAATTTAAAAGACAGTGCGGGTTCAGTAGACTTCACTGCATCAACAGGTATTGGTTTAAAGAAACTAGTATTGGGAAGTGTATCTCAAGGGTTTACCGCAGATAACACTATTGCAGGTGCGACTACTGGTATTGAAGCATTGATTGACAAAGTAGATTCTTCTAACATATGGTATCACCAAACCGAAGTGACTGGTTTTGGTAATTTTGGTTCAGGTGAAGCAATATCAGAAATAGATGGTAATGGTACGGGAGTATTAAACGCATCTTTTCATCCATACGTAAACCCAGAAATTGACGTATTCTCTGGTGAAGTATTGTATATAGATAACCGTGCAGCGGTTACTCGTAGTGCAGACCAGACTGAAGATATTAAAATCGTAATCCAAATTTAAGGTAAAGACATGTCAAAGACATTTACATCTAACGTATTCCAATCAACCTATAAGGATGATTTTAAGGACAGTGATAATTATCATCGTGTCCTCTTTAACAGTGGTAGAGCGATTCAAGCACGTGAACTTACCCAGTTACAAACAATCATTCAAGAGGAAATCGGAAGATTTGGTCGTAATATTTTCCAAGATGGTTCTGCCGTAAATCCTGGCGGGCCAGAAGTCAATGATAATTACGAGTTTATTAAACTAGATACTTCAGTAAGAACTTTACCAGACGATACCTCTTCTTTACTAGGACTTGAGTTTACTCATAGTGTAACAAGTACTGCTGCAAGAGTTCTAGAGGTCGTGCCTGCTGTAGGTTCAGACCCAGCAACATTATATGTTCAATATACAAACACCTCTGGTGGTGCAGTTGGAACAAACCCAGTTCGTATGAATTCGGGTGTTGATATCACAAGTGGTAGTTTTACCTTTACTGTACAATCAACAAACACTATTGCAAACCCTGCTGTAGGACGTGGCGCTCAAATAATAGCTGCAGCGGGTGATTTCTTTACTCGTGGTCACTTTGTATATTCAAAACTTCAATCACTTATTATATCAAAATATACAAGATATCCTACTGTAACTGTTGGTTTTAAAGTAACAGAAGACATTGTTACTGTTGCAGATACTAACGAGTTATATGATAATCAGGGTGCAAATCCTAATCTATCCTCGCCTGGCGCTGACAGATATCGTATCAAACTTACTTTAACAACAAAAGATGCCGTTGCCGCAGATGAAAGTTTTGTTTATTACTGCGATGTTGTTGAGGGTACTATAGTTGACCAAGTGACTGGTGCAGATACTTACAATGCACCTAATACACTTGTTGCACAAAGAACCTTTGATGAGTCTGGTGATTACATTGCAAAAGACTTCACTATAGATTTTAGTGACTCAGGGGATAATTTACTTGCATCTGTATCAGATGGTACTGCATACATAAACGGACATCGTGGTGCAACAAATAAACCAACACCTCTTATTATCGCAAAACCAAGAACTGACGTAACTTTAACGAATGAAGTATCTGGTATTAGTTATGGTCAATTTGTCTTGTGTAGTGAACTAAAGGGTGACATTGGTTCATTATTTAAAACAGTTAATTTATCAACATCTACTACTAACCCTGCTGCAAGTGTTACAGGTACAGCAAGAGTTCGTTTTGTAGAAAAGAGTGGTGCTCAATTTAAAGTCTATCTATTTGATATCAAGATGAATAGTGGACAGTCTTTCCGAAATATTAAAACACTTGGTACTACCACAGCTAATAGAGCAATCCCTGTTTTTGAATCTAGTAAAGCAGTGATTAAGGATGCAACTAAAGTAAACTTAGTATATCCTCTCCCTAATCCAAGACCAAGAGCGATTACAGACGTTGACTTTGAAGTTCAAAGAGTTTCTGCTACGATTTCTAATTCGTCAAGTTCATTCTCTATGCCTAACTTGACGGTGACTGGTGAAACCTATACTAATACAAGTGATTGGATTGTTATCAGAGCAGATACTGGTGCGGTACAAACTGGTGCAACCTTTGGTTCTTCTGGTACTACCGCTATGACTGTTAGTAACGTAGCATCTGCTAATGCTATCGTGTATCATAAAGTTAATAAATCACAACCAGTAGTTAGACCAAAGACATTAACCGATGCAACAAAAACTGCAACACTATCAACCGATTCTTTAACTGGTGCAAAATATTTAGATTTAAGTAAAACTGATGTCTATAGTATACAGTCAATTAGACTAACTAATTCTGGTGGTACGAATATCTCTCATCAATTTACTATTGATGATGGTCAACGAGCAGGATTCTATGGTAATGGTCGATTAGTATTGAATGGTGGAGAGACTCAGAACGGAACAGTTTACTGTGCATTTAAACATTTTGTTCATGGTAATGGAGATTACTTCTCAGTTAACTCTTACGAAGGTAAGGTTGATTATGACAAGATACCCGCATTCAAAGTTGGGCCTAGAACATCCGTAAACTTACGTGACGTAGTTGATTTCCGTTCTGCGGTAAACTCTAGTAATGTATTTACTGGTTCATCACAAAATGAAGTCCCTGCTAATGGTGATATCTTCCAAGGTGACGTAACATATTATGTCCCTCGTTCAGATAAAATCGTAGTTACAGAACAAGGTGAAGTTAAAACTATTTTAGGTGAAGCAGGATTTGCTTCACAGATTCCTGCCACACCTTCTAATACATTAGGTCTCTTTGAACTGGAACACAACGCATATGGTCTAAATGACTCAGATGTGGTTGTTAATCCTATCAAGGCAAAGGGATTTACAATGAAAGATATCTCTGAACTTGAGAATAGAATTGACAAGTTAGAAGAAGCAACAACTCTAAGTATGTTAGAACTTGATACCTCTTCGCTTTTAGTTCTTGATTCTGCTGGAAACTCTAGAATGAAATCAGGTTTCTTCGTAGATAACTTTGTAAACAGAGCATTCTCAGACGCAGAAAACTCAGAGTATCGTGCTGCTATTGAACCAACCAAAGGTTTACTTTCGTGTGCAGTGTTTGAAGATAACATTGGACTTAAATATGACAGTGCCGCATCATCGAACACTATTCTTAAAGGTGATACGATATTCCTTAATTATACACATAAAGTTGCAATAAGTCAACCCGTAGTTTCTGGAACAGAGAACGTTAACCCATTCGCAGTTATTACTGGGGAAGGAAACCTTACTCTATCTCCCGCTTCGGATGAGTGGTTTCAAACAGCATACAAACCCGCAAACGTAATTAACAAGACTGCGGAAGAACAACTAGGTGACCTAAACGAAGGTAACCTTGCAGTAGGTACTGCACAAAAACGTGGATTCGCTGGCGGTGGTGGTGCATGGCAGTGGTCTGGAGCGCCTTTCATTCCATTATTAGGATTCGGTGACTTCGGTATTGGTAATGAAATGGGCCAAGGTGGCACTGGATTTATCGGTAACCTCTTTGGAGGATGGAGAGGAGCGGGTCAGTGGAACTGGGCTGGTCTAAATACCCAAAGAAGTTCAAATGGTATAAACCGAACTGGTATATCTACATCAAGGGAAGCAGGAAATGGATTTACTAGTAGAACAGCAAGTTTCAGTCAACAAGTAGTTGTCGGTAACAGAACAGTTCGTAAAGTTGTTGGTGATAAAACTGTATCATTAACATTCCTTCCATTCATTCGTTCTCGTGAGATATCTTTCCGTGCAGAAGGTCTAAGACCTAACAGTAGATACTTCCCATTCTTTGATGGTAAAGATGTTGCAACTTTCTGTAAAGAAAAAGCATTCCAAAGACATGCAAGTGGAACTTTCCTAAGTGGTAAAGAAAATAGATTAGCTACTACTCACCCAGAGGGTTCTTCGGATTTAATATCTAATTCAAATGGCGAAATTGCTGGTTCATTCTTCATTCCATCAAGCGAAACAACTCGTTTCCGTGCGGGAACAAGAGAGTTTAAATTACTTGATATTAGTAAGAATGATGATGCCGCTGCTTTATCACACGCATCAAATAACTATGTTGCTCAAGGTACATTAGACACCAGACAGAAGACTGTTACATCTACTCGTATTACTCAAGTAAGAACACGTAGATGGACAGAGACTACACGTGTCCGTAATCGTGACCCTCTTGCACAATCATTTACAGTGAATAAACCATCTGGAATGTTTGTTACTAAGGTACAGACTTATTTTAAGAGTAAGGATGCGAGTATTCCTGTTGAATTACAGATTCGTCCTATGGTAAATGGTGCTCCATCTTCTACAGAAATTATTGGTAACGCATCTAAGTTCTTGAACCCAAGTGCGGTAAACATTCCTTCTTCTCAAACACTAGCTGCGGTCTTAAATGCACCCACTACATTTGAGTTTGATGAACCAATCTTCTTGAATCCAGAACAGGATTATTGTATTGTTCTTCTTGCAGAATCAATTGATTATAACGCTTATGTCGCAGAGACTTATGCGTTTGAACTTGGTTCTACAGAGAAACGTATTTCACGTCAACCATCTATGGGGTCATTATTTAAGTCTCAGAATGGTAAGACATGGGAGCCAGACCAAACAAAAGACCTTGCATTTAAAATCTTCACTGCGGACTTTGATACTGCGGGTGGTTATGCAGTGTTTGAAAACGCTGCTCTTGAAAAAGAAGCAGTTTCAAGTAATCCATTCTTTACAACAACATCCGATGCGACAGTCACTATGTTATTCCCGAACCACGGTTACGATGTAAGTGATACTATCACAATTTCAGGTGCAGTTGGTGGTAATGGATTGTCTGCGGGTAATATAAACGGTAACAGAGTAGTTACTCATGCAGATGGATTTGGTATTAAGTTTGAAGCGGGTAGTACTGCAAATGCGGGTGGTAGAATTGGTGGAAGTGCAGTTAAGGCGGATAGACAAGTTCTGTTCGATACTGTTGTTCCCGAATTTACAACACTACAACCCGATGATACAAATATAACATATAATGTTAAGTTTACTACTGGTAAATCATTTGCTTCTGTTGGACAAACAAGATATCAAAAAGATACTGCGTACTCTTCTGAGATTCGTATTGGAGACGAAAACTATTTCCCAACTCCAAGACTTATTGCTAAGAGTGTAAACGAGACTAGTGAACTAAATGGTGCTAAGTCCACAACCTTTAAAGTTAATATGACAACAGTCCGTGGAGATGTTTCTCCGTTGGTTGATGCACAAAGAGTATCACTTAAAACTTCAAACAATATTATTGATAATCAAGCGTCATCTGCTGCTGCGGGATTCAATGTTCCGTTAAGTTATGTTGCAGAAACCGCTTCATTTGGTGGTTCTTCTCTTGCAAAACACATGACCACAGTTGGTCAACTTGAAGAACCCGCAGTTGGTTTAAAACTAATAATCTCTTGTTTAAGACCAGTAGGTTCTAACTTTGACTTGTACTACAGAGTTGCACAAGACGGTGAAAACATCTTTGATTTTGATTGGACATTAGAAACACCAGAACAAACGATTGCTGCGGACGAAAGAAACTTCCGTGATTATCGTTTCCTAATTGGTGGAGATGGTGGAGATGTAGATGCATTCTCGCAATATCAATTTAAGATTGTAATGCGTACCAATAACTCTGCAAAAGTTCCTTTCTTCAAGGACTTACGTGCAATTGCAATGGCAACATAATGAATAAATTGATACCCGTAGATGGAAACTCAGGTTTGGCAAGAGACCCAAATACGGGTACAATTATTAATATAAATAAAGATGAGATAAGTAAAGCTCGTTTATTAAAAAGAAGAAGAAGAGACCAAGAAAAAGAGTTTAGAGATTTAAAACATGAAGTCGGTGAAGTAAAAGAACTCCTTAACAAACTAATAGAGAAACTGTAATGGCTACAACACAACCGACAATTACAACGATTAATGATACGTTCACTACGTTGGTTACTAATACCAACACAGTCTCATTAGACTTAGGTGCAACTGGCGATTTAAATACGAATCAAGATTCTTGTGCCGTTGCATCTATTAACGAACTGGAACTAGGTATTCGTGGTACATCCAATAACCTAGTCGCAACAGACCTTGCAGACTTTACCGCAAACAACATTGTCTCTGCACTACATGAACTCGATAGTGACCTTCATGGTTCTGGAGGTGGTAACGCAAAGGCAGACTTGACAACCAATGCGAATGACATTGTCGCTGCAATCAATGAGATTGAGGCCGTCTTTGATGCCTCTACTCACGAGATATCTGCGGGAACAAATCAGTTTGATGTAACGACAGGTAACCTTAACTTTGCGGTGACTGGTGCGGTCAGTATAGATGCAAGTGGTGACATATCTCTTGATGCCGATAGTGGAGACGTATTCTTCAAAGATGCGGGAACTACCTACGGTTCATTAACAAACACTAGTGGTAACCTTATTATCAAGTCTGGCACATCTACGATGTTGACAGGTAGTGGAACTAATGCCACATTTAATAATAACCTTACAGTAGAAAATGATTTACAGGTTGATGGTCAAACAAACCTCAACGGTCATGTCAATCTAGGTAATGCAACTGGAGATAATATCTCAGTTGTCGGTAGAGTTGATACAAACATCGTACCAAGCACAGACGGTACTCGTGACCTTGGTTCTGCCTCACTAGAGTGGAAAGACGCATTCTTTGATGGAACAGTAACTACAGATGCACTTGTATCCGTAACCGCAGACCTTGGTAACTTTGATATCACTACGGATACTATTACTAATCCTAATAATACGATATTAGATATTGGTGGTAACCTAGAAGTCAACGTTGATGATGGTGTTGTAACACTAAAAGACGGCACCGCAACATTTGGTTCATTAAATAATACTAGTGGTAACTTGATTGTTAAATCAGGTACAACTACTGCATTAACATTCTCAGGTGCAAACGTAACTACAGGTGGTACGGTTCAGACTGGTGGCAACCTCACAATGGGTGGTGCAACGATTAGTAGAACAGGTGCATTAACACTTGACGTATCTACTGATATCACTCTTGATGCGGGAAATGGTGTTGTCAACCTAAAGAAAGCAGGAACTTTGTACGGTTCATTGGTTGATAGTGCTGAAGACTTGGTTATCAAGTCAGGTTCAACTACTGCTGCAACCTTTGATGGTGCAAACGTAACTTTCTCAGGAACAATCACAGGTGGAACATTAAATACCGCTGCAAGTGATGTTGTTGATGCAATTAACGAACACGAAACAGATATCGGTAATATGACCCTAACGGGTCTTTCCGCAACAAACATATCTGCTGCTTTACGTGAACTAAGAACTGAACTTGGTACTCATGGTTCACTTGATACCACCACAAAAACCAGTGCAGTAGTAGCTATAAACGAATTACACACCACAATTGGTAAAGTCATTGATTCTGATGGTCTCAGTGGTAACCTTGCAAATAACAACATTGGTTTAGGTCTATATAGATTAGATAGTGCAGTAGGTAATTTAGATGGTTTAGATGCAACCGATGTTCCTGCCGCAGGACATAACAACTTGGTATCTGCTATCAATGAAGTTGCTGCAAGAGTAACTGGACTTGATACTGCGGGTGCGGAAGTTGATTCTAGAATCGGTTCGTTATCAAATCTACACGCTGCTTTCACAGGTTCGGAAGATAACAGTATAGTGAATGCTATTAATGCACTGAGAGGCGATATCCCATTAATATTTAATGAGAATGGCGTACAACTTAATTAATCGGAGAGAACATGACTGTTCCATTAAAGCTAAAAGACAGTGATGGTGCTGAATTAGCTGAGTTCTCTTCAGCGGAAGAGAATTATTTAGCATTCCTAACTGGTCAACATATGGCTGGTTATAGTGCGGGTACGCCTGGCACATTAACAACTACTGCATCTGGTGTTACCACCAATATTGGGTCAATAACAGATACTAAGTACGACCAATCGGTTGGACACAATACTGGGAGTGGACTCCAAACTATTACAACAACTACATCTTCTCTACTTCAAGCAGCGGGAAGTATTTCTGATGCAACAATAAGAAGTCATGCTAATTTTCGTCTTCCTGTAATGCAGAGAGACAGTGATGGTCAAAGAGTTATTCGTGAAATGAATGACTCAGATATGGACTCTTTAGTCACTAGACTACGTAGTCGTATTTTTGTATCTGACTATCCTAGCACATTCCGTCTTGGTTCTAGTACTCCTGCGGGTTCTTACACCACTTATCTTAGTGGTATTGCAAGTGACACTAGAACAGACGGCACAAATCTATCGTACAACATTTATAGAAAAACTAATGATAACGCACCTACCAAGGTATTACCATTTTCTATTAAACGTGATAGCGGGGCTACAGGAGCATATCAAGGTCTTCAGTTGATGACCGACCAACAAGTTAGACAAACCTTTGCTGATTATGTTAGAAATAAGACTGCAGCAAATGTGAGTTCTAATGGAATTGGTACATATAAACTATACCCTTCTGGTACAACACCAACGGGTCAAGGTTTATCTGGAACATGGGCTGCAAAGGGAACTGCGACAGATACTAGACAGGTTGTCGCTGACCAAAACTATACCAGAAGTCGAGAACAACAATATACAAAATTAAGAAATTCAACTTATAGTGCTGCATATGCAAGAACTAGGTCTTCGACCTATATAGGGGTTAGTGCATCTGGCCCTCGAACAAGTACTTACACAGCGACTCGTGTTCAAACTAGAAGTTCTAATTATAATGTTTCTGGTTTCCTTGGTAATTTTACTGGTAATTATTCTAGTGAAACAGACCGAATATATTCAAGACTAAGACAAACCCAAGCAGATTACACTGGTAATTTCACGGGTGAGTTTAGTGCAGTTTATCAAAGATTAAGTACATTCTTAGGTAATTATGGCGATGTAACTCCTACTAGTACTGTTGTGACGGATTACATTGGTAATTCAACGGTGGACTTTATTGGTGTCTATTCTAGAAGTAATGCTTTTTTAGGTAACTATCTTGGAGACTATGCTCGTGATTATTTGAGAGAATCTCAGAGAATTTCCACTGCTGGAAACTATGCCAGAAACTTTCAAAGGACTAGAACAGAAGACTATGAAAGAACAAGACAGTCTAACTATCAAAGAACGGGATATTTAGATTCCCAACTTACTAGATACACGATTAGGTATAACGACTCCAATAGGGTTAGGGAAACATCCTTTATAGGTAACTTTGAAGGTAACTACAATAGAGGATATTCTAGAAACTATCTTGGTAACTTCCTTAATACAACTGGTTACCAGAGGGATTTTCAAAGAGGCTCACCAAAGCAGGGCACCTTACAGCAATTTACAGGTAATTTTGTAGGTGTAAGTTATTTTACTAGACAAAGACAAAACTATGCGTATGGTTGGTCTGGTTATTATTATGCAAAGGCAAATGCGACCACAGATGATTATTGGCGAGTAGATTATCAGGGCACTACTGTTAATCTCAATGGTGGCGGTATTTGGGCAAAATTTTACGGCAGTTCGACTGACTACGCAAGTGTATATCTTGGCGCTCAACCTGGCACCCCTGATTCAGGAAATATTAGTGACTACTTCACTCAAGCAAAATATGACTCAATAACAAGTTATAATTTTGGTACAGCTATTCCGTCTTACAAGGACTTTATTAGTAATAGTTGGGATGGGTTTGAATCCCGAATAGTTAATGTAACGGGTGTAATATCAGGTGCCTATGAATATGAAAGAGGCCAGTTTGTTTACAATCAAACTTCAACTGGTGGGCAAAACACATATTATTACAGATTAAGACGTAGAGTTGCTACATACTATACTGGCAACTATGCTGCTGAATATACTGCCAACTTTTCAAGAGCCTTTGAGCGTTCCTTTGATAACTATAGCGCCATAGCTTCTAATAATTCCTTTGCAGGAGACTTTGCAGGAGAATTTGCGGGAAACTTCATTGGAGATTTTGCAGGAGACTACACACGAAACTACACACGAGACTTTACCCGTATTTCTCAACGTTCCTTTGATAGAATTCGAAGTTCAAACTATAGTGGTGGTGATGCATACTTGAGGACATTTACTGGTAATTTCGCAGGTAATTTTACAAGAACATTTACTATACCATACGAAGGTAACTATAACCGAAGCTTCATTGGAAATTACACTGGTAACTATCAACGAAACTTCCTCGGCAATTTCCTTAGAAACTTCCTTGGAAATTATGCGGGTGCTACAATTACTAATAATCCAGAAAATATCGAGACTTATACTCTCTACGTAAGAACAGCATAAATAGGTTGATATGGGAACTACAACACTAAAACTTGAAGGTACGAATGGTGACCTCAAGGAGATAACCACCGTAGAGGAAAACTACCTTGCATATCAAGCAGGGTTGCATTTGTCTGCGTTGGATTCGAGTGCAGTAGGAACACTTACCGCATCCTCAACCAATAATACTTTAATTGGAACATATACCGACACCACATTTAATGATGCTGTCGGAACACACGGATTTTCTGGTGGTAATGTTCCTGTTGTACAAACAACAACTTCTTTATATCAAAGGGAAGGAGCTGCCGATTTCGCAGGCGATTCCGATGCATTCCGATATCCTATTGAATATAATAACAATAGTGGAACTGATGAGATTCATGAACTTGATTCCTCAGAAGTAGACACACTTACAGACCGTTTGGTAAGTCGTATTGCGACATCCGAATATCCTGGCACTTATCGTCTTGGGTCTTCTTCACCAAATGGAACATACTCTACTTATAAAGCAGGGGTATTTTCTGATAGATTACAAACAGGCGCTTCAGGAACAGTTTATAACCTTTATGTGAAGTCTTCTATGTCTTCACCTACTGCAATCAGACCCGTTACAATTAAAAGAGCGAGCGGGATGACTGGTTCTTTCCAAGGTCTGAAAGAAATGACCGATGCGGAAATTAAATATTCTTTCGGTTCAAGAGTTCAATCCAGAATAACAAATGGTTCGAATGGAGTTGGAACATACCAGTTAAGAAGTAATGTTCAAGGTGCTCCAACAGATACAGGAACTTGGTCAACTCGTGGTACTGCAACTGATACTCGTTATAATCTAGTAAATACTGATTACAGTGCAAACTATCAAAGAGTTAGTACAACAGATTCTACTAGAAACAGTACCACAGATTTCTCTAGAAGTGTTGATTATACTGGTAACTATCAACGAAACTTTACAGGTAACTTTCTGGGTGAATATACTGGAGACTTCACAGGTAACTTTGTTGGAGACTTTGTAGGTAATTATTCTAGAAGTTTTATCGGAGATTACATAGGTAATTACTCCAGAAACTTCGAAGGTAACTATACTGGTAATTATTCTAGAAACTTCCTTGGAAACTACATAGGTAACTATGCTCGTGCATATTCTGCTGTCTATTCAAGAACAAGAGTAACAACCTACACTGGTGATTTTACTGGTAACTATGTCGGAAACTATACAAGAAACTATAGTGCTGCATATACCAGAAACAGTACTGCGGAATTCATAGGGGATTTCACTGGTAATTATACAGGTAACTATACAAGAAACTATAGTGCAAACTATCAGAGAACCCGTGTTACTAACTTCCTTGGAGATTTTGCTGGTAATTATACTGGTGACTATGCTCGTAACTATGAAGCAGATTATACTAGAGATAGAGTCACAACATTTACAGGTAACTTCTTAGGTAATTATGTAGGTA